CCAGCACCTGTTGCATTGGTTGCTCCGCAATTATTTGCATCGCCGATTCTAGTTACTGGTATACCTCCAGCATTTACTGATCCACTGCCTGCAACAACAACAGGGCCACAATGTGCTCCTCCGGCTGGTGGGCATAGACTGTCTGGTGTTAATGTTGATCCAATAACAGCACAGGGTTGTCCCTCCACAATTACTGACCCAACTACTGCACCAACAATGGTGCCGCCATGTGTGTTAACATCAGTTTGTCTAGTTGTTGCTGGCATTTTTATGCTCCTTTGGCTATCTGTATTCCCGAAGTGCCTTGTAAATATCCATCAGCGGCTTCCTTGGCAGTAGGACCATGAAATACAATATGCTGATTTTTTAGCACTACTGTATTTATTTGTGCTGTCATGCCCAATTGCATCATTGCCATGCCTTGTCCACTTGGTACTAATGTAAGTGGTTTTTCTATTTCGAATCCTTCCTCCTTGCACTCTACTATTCTAGCAATACACTCTTGTCCTGTTACTAACATAAAGGTAACTATATCACCTTTGTCATAGATTGATTTATTCAGTAGCATTTAGTTCCTCGATTCTCTGTTTAATAATTTCTAATGGTGCTTTTGCAAGTCCTTGGTAACCACCTTCTACAAGTAGTTGTCCTTTTACGTACAGTTGTGGTACTGTCCTGTGTCCTTCATTTACAACAAATTTACGAGCATCGGGATCTAACCCAATGTTAACTTCCTCAAACGGTATGCTGTTGTTGTTTAATAAAGTTTTTGCTTGTGTACAAAAAGGACAATGGTCTTTTGTGTATAATGTAATCATAAGAATTTTTTTACCTTTTCAAATACTTCGTCAAAGTTTGTAACAACCTCTTCGTTATTATCAAATACAACACTGTCCTCTAAGTTAGGACAAGCATCACAAATACAGTTGTACTCATCTGCTGAACAATTAGCAATGTTGTCGATATGATTATAAGTATAACGCTTTTGTTCCATAAGAGCAACATCACGTTGTGTCATAATCCAGTTGCCTAATAGCTCATATTCACTAAACCATTTAATGTTTGGTGTAGGCAAACTGTTAGGATCTTCAGGAACATTATTAATTATTGCATCGAATGGGTCACAACCATTTCTTTTTATTAGTGCATGTTTAAGACTTAGCCAATCCTCTTTGTAGACTGGCATAAACTCTGTAACAAAACTGTGTGGTACTTGTCGCTCTATGCCCAATGCGTTTACCAGTGTTTGATAGTAAGCAGGACTATGTGTCTCGTTGGGCAGTATAAAGTACTTGAGTAAGTCACCTTCCCACAAGTTGTAAGGATTAATACAAAATGTATCTGGGTCTTGTATTAGTATTACGTCTGCGTCTATATAATCTAAACTTGCTAATTTTAGAGCTTGTTGGTACAGCCAACTATTACGGTAGTCACCAGGAATCCACCAGTTACGCACACTAGGATATAGACTGTCCAGCTCACCATCGAACACATATTTAAATTCTGATGTGTCTAGGTACTTAGATAAAACTCTATCTAAGAATGGATTGTCTTCTGTGTTTTCACAATTTGTGAATATGTATGTTTCGTCTATACCCTGGATATAGTGGTCAAACTGTAAACTTAAGCAAGTATGTGGTATTCTATAGTGAGCAACAAATAACGCTCTGGCTACCTTCACAAAGTCATACCTTTGAAGGTGTCTCCGTCAACGTCTTGTTTTGTGCCACCGATTACATAACTACTAAGTTCTACTTCCTGCGGTGCTACTTGTACTTCTGCTCCTGCAATCCACTTTTGTGTCCAAGGCAGAGGATTACTTTGTCCTACTTTGTATGGTGACTCTACACCAATAGCAGTCATACGCTTGTTGGCTAGCCATTCAACATAGTCTGTTAGCAGTTGCTTGTTAAGACCAATCATTGACCCGTCTTTAAACAAGTATTCTGCCCAAGCAGTTTCTTGTTCTACAGCATTAATAAAAATATCTTGTACATCTTCTTGACACTCTTTCTTAATCTTAGCAAAGTCTTTGTCGTCTGTTGGCAGTAACTTTAACAATGCCTGTGTACTTGCTAGGTGTACATTTTCATCACGAGCAATAAACTTAATAATTTTAGCATTGCCTTCCATCTTTTTAAGTTCAGCAAATGCCCAACTACATGCAAATGAAACGTAGAAGCGAATACCTTCTAATGCGTTAACACTATTGAGAGCAAGCCATAGTTTCTTCTTAAGTTCATACTTGTTAATTTTATATGACTTTCCGTTAACTGTATGGTTACCTTCACCTAATAGGCTATAAAACTGACTGTAGTTAATAAGGTCATCGTAGTACCCTGTAATAGACTCTGCGCAGTTTACAATCTCATTGATGTCTATTAATTCATCAAACACTTTTGCAGGATCGCTATACACATTACGAATAATATGTGTGTAACTACGACTGTGAATAGTTTCGTTAAATGCCCAAGTCTCTATCCAGGTTTCTAACTCAGGAATAGTACATAGAGGCAAAAATGCTAGGTTAGGTGAGCGTCCTTGTACACTGTCTAATAGGATTTGTCTTTTAAGGTTGCTGGTAAAGATGTGTTGCTCATGCGCAGTTAAATCTTTAAAGTCTTTGGCATCACGCATGACATCAACTTCTTCTGGTCTCCAAAAGAAACCTAACTGCTTGTCTGTAAGTTTTTCAAACTGTCTGTACTTTACTGTATCGTATCGTTGTATACCACTACCACCTTTTGGATCCAAGAAAGCCAATGCCTTAAGGTGGTTGTTGTTTTTCTGAATGTTAAAAACGCTCATTTTAGTTATCCTATATTACGCAACTCTCACAGGCTTCGTCGTCGACTTCACCGGGTTGCAGTTCCTCTAACTTATTCACATCTATTTCACCTTGACCATCATAGGTGTTGAAATAGTATAACTGTTTGCCACCATACTTATAAAACATCATTAGGTGCTTTAACATGTCGCTCATTGGTATCTTTTCATCTTCGTACCACTGTGGATTGTAACTGGTATTAACGCTAATGCCCTGATCGATATACTTTTGCAGAACTGCCATGATCTTCAAGTAACCACTTGGGTCTCTTTGATCCCATAACAATTCGTATTTATTTTTTAGTCTACGATACTCAGGTACTACCTGCTTTAGCACACCATCTTTACTTTGTTTTACACTAACATAACTACGTGGAGGCTCAATACCATTCGTAGCATTACTTATCTGCGCACTTGTTTCTGCGGGCATTAGAGCCATTAGTGTAGCATTCCTAATACCATGCTCTTTAATTTCTTCACGTAGATAGTTCCAGTCAAACTGCCGTTGCTGTGGTGCTACTAGTTCATCAACATCACGCTTGTATGTGTCAATAGGAAGTATACCATCTGCATACTTTAAGTCTTCAAATCCATCGCACCGTCCTTGTTCCTTAGCAAGTTCCATACTTGACCTTATCAAGTAGTAACTCCATGCTTCTGCGTATTGGTCTACTAACTCCAGTGCTTTGGGATCGCTGTAACTTGTATCATTCTTTGCTAACCAGTATGCCAAGTTAATAATTCCAACACCTAGTGGTCTGTACTCACGAGTTGCTTCTTCTGCTGCCTTAACTGGATAACCTTGATAACTTAATAGCGCATCCAATCCACGCACTGCTAGTCTACAAGGCTTCTCAAAATCTTCTGGCGACTTGATAGCACCCCAGTTAATAGCACTTAGCGTACACAATGCAATCCTGCCGTCTGGGTCCTCAAAACTCTTAAGTGGTTTTGTGGGCAAGTCAATCTCGCAACACAAGTTACTTTGTTTAATGGGTGCTACATCTTGCTTGAACGGTGAATGTGTATTAGCATGGTCCACGTTCATTAGGTAGACACGCCCTGTGTCTTTACGCTCCTGCATAAACCCGGTAAACAAGTCAATTGCTTTGATCTTCTTTTTGCGTATACTTGTCTTACGCTCTGCTTGTTCATATAACTCTTTAAACTTGTCCTCATTAGCATAGAATGCTTCGTACATTTCCGGTACATCATGGGGCGAAAACAGGGTAATATCTCCCCCTGAGATAAGTCTTTCGTACATTAATTTGTTAAATTGGACTCCATAATCCATGTGCCGTACTCTGTTATCCTCTGTGCCTTTATTGTTCTTTAACACTAGCAAATCTTCTACTTCCAAGTGCCAGATAGGATAGTATAATGTTGCCGCTCCGCCACGCACACCACCTTGGCTACATGACTTTACAGCACTCTGGAATAATTTATAGAAAGGAATAACACCTGTGTGGTAAGCATCACCGTTACGTACTGGTGAGTTAATAGCACGGATGCGTCCTGCGCCAATACCAATGCCTGCTTTTTGTGATACGTATTTTACAATAGCACTGGCTGTTGCGTTAATGCTGTCTAAACTGTCATCTGTTTCTACTAGGACACAACTACTAAATTGTTTTTGTGGTGTACGCACACCTGCCATAACAGGAGTAGGTAAACTAATTAAGTGATTGCTAATAGCATCATAGTAATCATGTACCCACTGTAGTCTAGTAGCCTTGTCGTAGTTTTGGAATAATGTTGCCGCAATAAGCATGTAACATACTTGTGGAGTTTCGTATAACTGTTTAGTAACACGATTTTGTACTAGGTACTTGCCTCTAAATTGCTCCATAGCAACATAGGTAAAATTCTCATCACGTTCGTGTTTAATGTAACTG